TACGAGCATTGAAGTTCCTTGACCAGCAAGACCTGTAGCGATGCTACCAATATGGAAGGGTTGGTCAATGGTAGAGAAATAGTCTCCCGTCTCATCCCATACGAAGCTTACGTTGGCAGACGTTCCACGCTCAACCTCAAAACCAGCATTCTGTGAAGGAGTGCCAGCCTCGTCAGCATTAAGCAAAATAACGCTGTCGCCAATCTCAACGGTGTTGGAATTCACGTAGGTAGTGGTGCCAGTAACCGTAAGGTTAGCGCCAATCGTTACAGTCGTACCGTCATCCGTGATGGAAGAGTTGGTGAGCTGGTTGTTACTATTATCCCATTTAAGAACGTAGTTGTTGCTGAGGTTCGTTCCGTTTTTAAGGGCGATGTCGTCAGCGTTAACAGTGATACCTTCCCCGGCACCTACGTTCAATGTGATGCTTGAGCCTAGGGCTACCGTACCGCCATTGACAAGACCAGCGCCGGCAGTAACCGTTACACTGCTGTTGGTCAGTGAGCTGTTGGGGATAGAGCCAAGCTGAAGGGTTGTTCCGCTGATATTGATACCAGAGGCGGTAGATGCCGTCAGCCATTCAGACTTACCTGCGCTATCGTCCCAGAATAAGATGCGGTCAGCGTTGGGGTCAACCAAGTCCTCCAAGCCCAAGTGGTTCAGCTCAATGGTATCAGCATTTACTTGGATACCTGTGCCCTGACCAATATTGAGGGTAATGACATCACCAGTGCCAGAGGTTGAGGCTGTTAGACCTGCACCACCAAGTACGTCTTGGATGTCTCCGGACATATCCACCCACGCAGCACCGTCATAGAAGTACATTCTATCATCAACGGTGTTGTAATAGATTTGACCTTGGGCTGGGGTTGATGGAGCCGTAGCAAGATTTTGAATGACAGCATTCTGAAGCTCCGTCTTGTTTAGGTTTACACCTGCGGTAGCTAAAATTTGTGATAGATACTTAATAGCCATCGTTTGTTAGTTAAAGTATGCCTTGCCGCTAAAGGCTCCAGCAAAGGTTAATGTTACTTGGTTGTCAGAGTTATATTCAACTTCACCCACAACAACGCTCTCAGCTGAGTCAACTACTACTACTGATGGGCGCTTATTTAGGTTATGCGTTACGACCCACGATGCCGAGGGTAAGGATTGCACATATACATAATGCTTGTCGGCAGAGCCGCCAAGACCAACGATAGAATACTTATCAAGTACCGTTACCGTCTGGGTCGGTTGCGTAACAGTTGATACACGCTGTGTATCAGGCAGAGTAATGGCTACATTCTGCTGCTGTCCATTGGTGATATCTACATTTAAGTCTGCCATTATACTGCTACGTCCTCGTTAATCTTGAAGATTCCATAAAACCAAGTTTGTACGCTTGAATCATCCACCTTGGTGGCCTCTAAGTCATACACATAAATACCTGAAGATACAGTAGCCATAAATGATGCGGAACTAGATGCCGTAACAAGCCCAGCCGATGTGCCAAGAATATTAAATCCAGTAGACGTATCTCCCGTCGTTCCAATTACTGCACCTCCGGGGGTCGTGTCTGTTTCTCGCACCTCCATCTTGAACGTGTATACAGATGGTGTTGTAACATCTAAAGCTGCTCCATCAGAATCCTTTATTGTGAACTCAAGAGTAAACGTATCACCCTTTCTGCAGGTGATATCAACCCTTTTTGAAATGTCTAGATTTACTGATGTAATAGCCATACTGCAAATTTATGAAAATTATCGGAACAAATTGTCTAAGTCCTCCGATTCATCTTGAATTTCTCCGCGCACACCCTGACGTTGAGAAATCAATTTACTCTGGTCCGCCGTCTGCTTTTTAATGCGGTCATCCTTTCGGTCTTCCTGCATATTATTTAGCTCTTTTTTCATATTTGCAGAAACCTGAGCTGCAGCCTTAGCGTTCTCCCCTTTGATGCTTTCTAGTTGCGCCTTTAGCTGGTATTCAAGTTGTATTTTTTGCATCTCCAGCTGCATTAGCTGAGATTCAACCTGAAGCCTAGACTGAGCCTTCACCTGTTCGATTTGAGAATCCGCTTGCATCTTAGCTTGAGCAGCGGAGGTCTGTGCGTCAATTTGATTCTGAATGTTTTGCTGAGCCTCCTGTTGGCGGCGCTTAATTCGTCTAGAGCGACGTACAATCAACAACCTTTCAGCCTGGTCAATGTCTCGCAATTTGCGAATTGCAATTGCATCCTCTAGGTCAATCTCGCCTTGGGCTAGAGATTGCTGAATGTTTTGCTCTAAATACATTTTATCGGTGTCGTCCATTTCTGTTTGAACAACAACACCAAAGTTGTACATAGGAAGCTTCTCAAACTCCTTAATCGTATTCATAGACTCCTTGCCTATTGCCTTTGTGTAGGTCTTATAAAGAACAGAGTCTTTAGGCAGTATTTGAACACATTTAATGATGTCCTCACAGACCTTTTTATAAAGGACCATAGAGGAGTGTGTGATGTCGTATATGGCGTTATTGGCGGCCGCTAAAGCCTGCTCCCGAACTCCAACAAGCGCCTCACCCTTCGGGGTTGAGCCATCCATAACCTCATTGATTCCTGTTGCATCTCTAATCATACCTAAGTAATGATTATAAAGGGTGACAAGCTCGTTGATGTTTCGAATGGTATTGTTTATCTCTCGAATTGGAGGATTTTGAAATCCGCCCTCTGGGTTCTTTGAGCGGTAATACATAACTCCAGTCTGCTCGTAGATATCTTGAATGTCAAGTGGAGACAACTCTCCACCGTTGCCCAAGGATACATTAGAAAGACCCTCAATGTCAATCATAATTCCGTCAGGCTTTGCTTTAGCAATTGCCTGCTGAATCTTCAGGTGCGTAATCTGTAATTGGTCAGCGAATCCAACGATACTGCTAACCATAGATTTAGGCATCATACGTCGGAAATTCGTGTAGACGATAGAGTATGATAGTGTTGTTCGTGATATATCGTGGATATTTCTTGGTTGATTATTCTTCTTAGAATACGAAACCAATGCGTCCGCTCCGGGGATATAAATACCTCCATACACGCACATAATATCCATATAGAATGGGTTACGGTCAAATACCGACTGGGTCGGCATCTTATATTCTTCTCCCTTATAATAAAAGCCTATATTGCCGTACTTAGACTGCTTCTCTTCGTAAATCTGTTGGTCGAGACCAATGAATTCAAAGTCAAGAACAGTTACTCGGAAGTCATCATACCCGTATGAGTTTCGCCCAGAAGTTGGGTCATACCACATAGAGTTCAGCTTGCTGGAGTCATTCCCAAATTTACTTTGGTTTGATACAGCAACTTTCTTCCACTCTTCTTCCGTTAGGTTTTTTGCAATTCGCTTTAGGTCAATGATTGACATTTGACGAATTTCACCAGCGTAAACAAGGTCACGCATAGTTGGGTCCTCAGAGTATGAATGAACAATACCAGATGGGTCAACATATCGCTCTACGATTCCGTGATTTGGGTCGTTTTCCCGCTTAACAGCCGCCACCCCGCACACGACAAGGTCCTCAACCGCACGGCGGAAAACAGAGTCGTTAAAGGAGTTCCACTCCAGGGTTAAGTTTGTTGAAATCTGTGCCGCAATCTCTGCTGCTATCTTTATGTTTGTGTCTAAGAAGATTTCCGCTTCATCGGTGGAGTCTGGCAAGCTGTCAATGTCATCCATAAGCTGAACGCCCATTTGGCGCATCTCCTTTAGGAATTGCTTATTTTCAATTGCAGCCTTGATTCGAGCCTTGCGCTCTTCTTTTTCTGTGCGGGAAATGGTGTCGATAGCGTCAACATTTGGATATGGCTTTCGGGCCAAAATCTTGTTAACTACAATCTTAACGAACTTGGGTACGATTGGAACTGGAGACCAGTCAATGTTCAAAAGTGTTCCATCGTTATTTGTTGGGTCTAGACTGCTGAGAATCTGTTTGTAGATTCGAGTGTCTTGAGTTCCTTGCGCGTAGTCGCGGTTTCGCTCGAATTCACGCTGGCGCTTTTGGAAAAGACCTTGCGTGTTGTCAACCCCTCCCCACTGCCCTAGGATAGCCTTGGCGTATTTTTTGCCATAATCGCTTCCGGCCTTTACTAAGGCTGGGGCTGTTGGGTCTGGGAATGACCCTATGTTTTTTTCTGTTGACATATCTTTGTTTCTAAAGCATTTCGCGGAAGAACTCAAATGCAAAGATACGTAAATATACGTTCAATTACATAGAATCCCTAGTCCAGTATTTATGCCGCCTAAAAAATTCTTTTCCTTCGAAGTTGGACAACTTCGGCTTATCTGTTTTTACCTGTGCGGCAAGAAGGGCAAGACCGCTTGAAATTGACAGGTCATATTTGGTACGATTGTTAATCTTAAATGAAATCCAATCTTCTAGCGTTCTGTTTAAATACATATTTCCATAGGAGCCATCTTCTCGCTCCCCAACATATTTGTGTATGTAGGCCTCTATTGACTGGGCGTGAGCCTGAAGTATCTCTTGAGAGTTTGACGGTATACCCTTTGTCTTTGAGGATGATGCGGAGCCGCCAAGATGTTTTGGTCTATCTAGCAAATAGTCTATATACCCCCTTTGCTCGAAGTACCTCGCTATGCCGTACTTGTTGTTCTCTATTAGAATTGGATAGCCAAAGAACACAGCAGCCATAAGGACGTCTTCATAGAATATAGATGCAAGCGGGGGCCTCTCCGCGTACTCTGCTACAAACATATTAGATACGTCGTTCATATTGAACTTGTTGTAAAAGTGACAGGCTCCCTTTGAGCCTCGCCCATCAACCGTGGAGTCAAGGTCATATGAGTCACATCCTCCAACTCCCATTTCGGCGTTACCGGGGGACCAATGTCCACTTCGGCCTTTTGCTCTACTGTTTCTCTTGTCCTGACTTTGCATCCAAGACAAATACCACCTTCCTTCGGCGCTAGGCTCCCACAGAACCTCTGTGTCCTTTACCCCGGCGGCCCAGTGGAAATTACCACGAACAACTGGAGACGGATACATCATATCGTTATAATTGACCTGCTCGTATATTTTTCCTAGGTCAAACAGGCTACCCTCAACAGAATCCCTAAAGGCCTCATCTGAAGAAAACGGAAACTGACGAATAACTTCGTTAAGTTCGTTTTTATCGCTTTTTAGTCCGTTGCGCTCATTTTCTAGGTATTGTCTAGCTCCTATATTCACATACTCGCCATCGTTGTTTAGCACAGCCTCTTCTGGGGTGTCTACGATTGGATTCCCGTACTTGTCAAAGAACCCCTCAAGCGCCTCGTATGCTGGAACAAACATACGGTACAACATAGAGCGCGTCCTTCCGTTTGAGTTTCTCTCGGATGGATTGCTGTCCATCCACAGGTCTTTGAACTGCTGGCCGCCCTTATCCATAGGATTAACGGTGGAGCCAACCAGGGCCGTTCCAACAACCTTTCTACCAACGATAAGGCAGGTTCTGTTGATTCTCCACGCCTCTCGTATGTCCGTTGGCTTTTCCCATTTTCCGGCTTCATCAAGAAACAGCATATACATACGCTCTCCGTCATAGGCGTTGTTCACCGTGTTCCTCCAGTTGATAACCGAGTTCAGCGCCTCTCCCTGTTGGGCGGCCTTATTGCTTTTAGTAATTCTTTGCGAAGGCTCACGAAAGGCCAACTCCATACGCGGGTTTGTTGTTCCATCTTGAATTGGTTTGAAAAAGAACGGGTATGATTTGTACATACGCACAACCTTCTTCATAAATACGTTCTCTTGAGCGTCAGAGCCGGTCTTTGACATAATCCCCAACACCTTGTCTTTTGCTACGGTACCCTCGCTTAGAATCATCGAGGAGGCCATATTGGTGTATCCAGAGCGTCGACACTTAACAAACAACTGCCCAACGCATCTCGGGTCAACCTTACACGCCTCAGCGTGTATGAACAGTTTTCGCTGAAAGTCTAGATAGTTGCCATAAAAAGAGCCATCAATCTTGCTCCACTGCAGCATCATATAATGGTTACCCGTAATGTATGTTGGAACACCGTTATTGTAGAACCACAGCCCCTCTTTTCTCCTTCGGAACTCTTCTTTAATATACGGGAGGAATTTGGACTGAACCTCTTTTGGCTGCTCCATCCACGCATCCATAGTTTTTGTTTTATCAATGGAGTCCGGAACAACGTTCCTGCTCCACATCTGATTCTCTTTGGGGAGGTTGTGGTACAGTATATCCTTGTCGTCTGGCTGGGCCGGCAGCTGAATATATAGGCCGTCAATCTCCACAATCTTTCCAGACGTGTTGTTTGGGCAGATGTTTACAATCTCGCTGTCGAATCCCTTAATACTGATTAAACCAGACATTTTTTTTGTAACTTTACATTAAATTAACATTGGAGCATATGAAAAAATTACTAATCGCACTCTTTATCTTGTCTATCTTGTCCTCTTGTTCTTCCAGCTATGAATTGTCCTACACACACCCATCTTGTTCTGTGGTTGATTGTAGCAATTCATCCATTCATAGCCATATTATTTACTAAACTGCTCGGCAAAGCCGGCGGAGAAATCTTTTATATCTTCCATATCCCCGCCATCTCTAATTTCGCTGAGCATATTTTCTACTTCCATACGCATACGGAACATATCCCGACAATCCTGGGCGGTCTGCTTAATTGATTGCAGTTCCGCTTTTCGTGCGGAGCCAGAGATGTCTGGGTCGACAGGTTTTTGAATCTCCTGCACCATAGTGCGAATAGCAGTCTCCATAGCCTCTAGGAAGTCCTGCATCTCGTTTGCCGTGTTGAACTGTCGCTTCCTACCCATTTTTCTTATATAAAATGTCGTTTGGCTTCATACGAAAAACCTCATCTCCGTTTGGTAGCTTGATTCGGTAGTCTGAATTCTTTGAATATCCGACCAAATCACCCTTTTTGAGTTCGAGTTCATCAGTTCCGGTGCCCTCGCAGTATACTTCTGCCTCTTGGTTGTCTTCTTTTGTCTTGTATCCAAGAAAAAGTCCAGATTTTGAGGCCTGTTCCTCTTGTTTTTGGCTCACGGCGCGCAGGAAGACCCAGTCTCCAAGCATCTTAACCTCTCCGGAGGGGGAAATGGCCGCATAGGCCTGCCCCTGGTAGTTTTTTGGGTCATATGACACCTTCACCACGTCGCCATCCACCCTATACTTATCCTTTTCTTGGTTGATATGGTGGTGGAAAATAAGCAAATCGCCGATTTCGGCGTCGGTTCCAAATTTCTGAGGTGTAGCAACTATTTCTGCATACGAAATTCGGCCTTCAAAGTCGTCGAAGCGCATATCCTTGGCGAGCGTTAGCGAGCCAACTTTAAATTCTTCCTCGAATGGCTTCTCCAACTTTACAAAAAAGTCGTATAAAGGTCGCATACTAGAAGTTTATGTCAAACTCAATCATTGTAGGCGCGCCAGATACCTGCTTCCAAAGCACAATATTGCCTTTTTGGTCTTCTGTGTATATAAGGTAGCGCTCAATCCCGTATAGGGACAGTGCTCGCTCGTCTAGTTCTACTGCGCAAATGGTGTTATCACCAACTGAGTTACCCACCTTGTAGGCTAGACCGTTTTTTGGGTCCGCCCCAACTACAATCTTTCGGATAATATTTGAATTATTCATCTTCGCTTGTTGTTATTCCGAAGTCACTAAGAAAGTCGTCCAAGTCATCAGCCCGCTCAGAGCTGCGAATGGTGTCTTGATACACCTGCAGCCCGACTGATATTAGGTTGTCCAGCTCATCCTCATCTCCGATGTAGAAATCACTCATAACCTTTAGGTTTTGTGTACCGTCTTCGTTATGCGTATACATACCAGCGACTGTGAAGTACGCAAAGTCATCGCTATAACCGAAGTCCTCAGCGATGTTCTGTATGTCTACTAGCTTTTCGCGGATAAGGGAAAAGAACTCCTGATGTTCTTGACTTAGACTCATAATGACATTCAATTAAATTATACGCAAATATACATATTATATACTAATTTTGCAAACATATATTAAATTGCATATAATGAATCAAAGCAGGCTACAGCAAAAGAAGCAATATAGAGATATCATATACCTGCGCACCAACGAGGCCCCCCAGGCCGACTACCTGTGGAACGTGTCCGTAGTGATGGATTACTGCACGTCTAGATACCAGCTTCGTGAATCACAAATAAAACTGATGCTCTTTATATACTCTATGGAGTCGTTCCTACTTGAGCCTATGGCCAAGAAGATGAACCGCGACCCACAGAAGCTCTGGGAGAAGGTGATGAAAGACCTTGTGGTGTCTGACTACATATACGAACAGCTGTACTCCAACGGACCAGAGAAAGAGTTCTACGCAACATCGGAGCCATCATCAAGACGTAACGGAGTGCTCAAGCGCCGCTGGGCTCTGTCCACAAAGGGTAGGCAGTTTGTGTCTAAGTTCTATCAGTACCTAGAGGGTACACGCAATATGAACGAGCGCCACCTGTAGTCAGTCGCCCACCCCCATCCCTTAAAAATGTCAAAAATATGCTGTAACTTTGCTATACTGCTAAACGTATGTGAGTCGGAACATCAGTAGTCACTCAAAAGGTCAGCGTCGACCACACGACGCAAACGACCAACCCGACAACAACCACACTTGAATTCGCCCTAACTACGCTCAACTCTATCGCACGCATTCTCGCGTGCTTTTTTATTGCCCATATATGTGTTCACTTTTGAAAAGTAACACAATCCCCCACATTTCCCCACCACCCTCCTAAAAACGCTAATTACCACCCCAAAAGTGGTAAAAATGGTGTGTTATACGTGGGTATGGGATTCTATACGGCCCCAACGTTCGCGCGCGTGACCCGAAACGGATTCCCAAACCCCACACCCCGATGCGTGTTCAAACACTCAAAATAGTTTTGGCTTTTTGGTTTGATGTTTAAACATCTATACCCCCTCCCCCCGATTTTGTCGGCATCAATACCCCCCACCTTTTGTCCCGTTTTTGTTCAGTTCCCCGAAGGTGCGGAACTCTCCCCTCCCCTGTTTTCCCCTTGTTTTCTTGGCCTTTGTCCCCCTGTTGTGGGCTTGTAATCTCATCAGTTTGCCCCCATTTGGGTGATGAAATACCCCTGATTTTGCCGTGTTTCTTGGTGTTCCCATTGCCGATTTGTGTGCATAACTCCGGGCTAAATATGCCTGTTTAGACCTGTTGCCGGGCTGGGCTGGTGTCGTCCAGTAAGACGGAAAAGGCCGTTACTGGAACGGGGTTTTGCTCTCCAGTTGAGCAGTTAGCCTCCGACAGGCCTCGACAAAACCTGATTAAGTGTCCTGTTGACATTTAATTTTAATGCGGGTTTCCGGTCGTCGCCGACGCCTTCGGCGTTCTCTGTATCTCAATGGTGGCGGGGGGTGCAGCGAAAGTTTCCTGAAATGAGGGGTGTTGATTAAGTGTCTGACAAACATTTAATGTGGCGCAAAGTGAGGCGGGGCGCGGGTTTGCTTTAAATGTCAATTTGGTTTCTATGTTATAACATCTATTGAGTGTATCATTTGGGACGGCCTGATTGGCCTGATTTAGGGTGTGTACTTGGTACACTAACTAAAAATGTTGAAAAAGTGACTGATTTTTTAATAACTCTCTACAACCCTGTGGTGGCGCGGGTTTCAGGAGATTAGGCCTGTCGCTATCACTCCCCGGAAGTTATGATGACTGACCCTCCGCAAACGCAGTGGTGGCGCGGGTTGCAGAGCCTCCCTCGCGCGGGTAACAATTAGAGGGCTGATGAGGGTGTCGTCCAGTAACGCACTTTTTTTTGGGGGGGGCTTGTTTATCCAAAAACTCTTTTTACATTTGAACCATCGAACAGGCCGAGAGGGGCGACAGCCCCCACATAAGAAGGCCGATGTTCGAACCCCCTCTCCGAGGAGTACGAGTTCTAAACTGCGGGGGGTGATGTTAAGAAGTTAGCATCGAGGTTGGTTGGCCCGTAAAGCCGACAAGACAACCCACTCCGTAACAAGCCCGGTGTAGCAACCAAACGGATTTAACTTCCACTCCTCGTTCGAATCAGTTATTTGGTGCGACGATGCGGTTGCCTGACCCCGGTCAGGAAATTGGGTACGGATACAATATGAATTCACGACCCTCGAGCATCA